CCGGTTACAGATTCGCAAATACCTGGACGAGCAAGGCCAAAATCGGGCTGTGAGCGAAGTAATTGCAGACCGAGTGGAATTTATCGAGCGAAAAGAAAAAAACGCTCATACGCAAAATTCTGCGGCAGGAGACAGGTTTGAAAGCATGGGCCATGATGTGACGATCCAGTTCGATGAAGAAATTCCGTTCTGAGGTGCGACATGGTAAGAGATTTTATCATATCCGCTGTTTCCGCTGTGGTTGGAGGTCTTTTTTCGGTAGTGATCATGGCGTGTATCCTGGTCAACCGAGGTGGAGACGATGAACACCGAGAAAATCATTGAGGAACTGGAACGGGAGAACGCTTTCCTCCGACACGAAATCTGGATGGACGGGGAAAACCGGTTACAGATTCGCAAATACCTGGACGAGCAAGGCCAAAATCGGGCTGTGAGCGAAGTAATTGCAGACCGAGTGGAATTTATCGAGCGAAAAGAAAAAAACGCTCATACGCAAAATTCTGCGGCAGGAGACAGGTTTGAAAGCATGGGCCATGATGGACTGCTGAAGCAGGTCAAAGAATTGTCGTGGAAGCTGGACGTTTTGTATCGAATGATCGATAGCTTGACTAGGAGGATCCATGAGATCAAAAAAGTATGCTGATATGGGCGGGCTTATCCGTACAAAAACTTGCCCAATATGTGGAAAAATCTTTTATGTGCTCGACCCTGAGGCGTGGGCATACAGAAGTTACAGCCGTAAAAAGAAACGAACTGCTTATCTGTGCTCGTGGCATTGCCTGCGGGCCTATCAAAAGACGGAGGATTGAGATGAGGTCAAAAAAAGTAACGGTTGACGGGATTCTTTTCGATTCCAAGACGGAGGCAGACTACTATGTCTTCCTCCGTTACCAAGAAAAGACTGGGGCTATCTCTAATCTTAGATGCCACCCCAGGTATGAGCTGATTCCTGCTATTACAACTATACAGGGAAAGCGTCAGAGGGCAATCAACTATATCCTGGATTTTGATTATATCCGAGATGGGAAACGGGTTGCCGTGGATGTGAAAGGATGGGCCATGGAGGATGCCCAGCTGAAACGAAAGCTGTTCCAGTGGAAGTATCCAACCATTGAGCTTCAGTGGGTGGCCAAGAGCTTGAAATGGGGCCATGCAGGGTGGATTGATTACGATGATCTGCAAACCCTGCGGAGAAGGGAGAAACGGAAAAAATGAGAGCATGGAAGAAGTGGGACAGTATCGGAAACTATTACTATGTAAACTACAAGGCCGGTTTGAGAGCAATCAGAAACAACCGGAAGTGGATTAAGAGCATGGAAAAGGAACAATCCGGGTATCGTCCCTGTTGGAACAGAAGACTTGTTAGTAACCTTCGTATACTGGCCAAAAAGAAGGCGTGGGAGCTTATGAGCAAGGGAAAGGGGATGTTCGAGTAATGGAATTCGAAAAGTGCAAGCAGTGCAAGAACGGAGAAATAAAAATGCTAGCAAGAAATGAGGAGAAACGGAAGAAATACGACTTTAAAACCACTTCGGATATAAACCTATCCTATGGTCATCCCTCTCTTTACAACGGGGAATGTACGCATGATGTAATGCCCCCAATTCCAAACCACCGGCATGAAGATAGTGCCCAGGACATGATTCACCACCCAGGGCACTACAATTTCCGGGGGATGGAATGCAAGGACTTCATCGAAAAGTTTGTTTCTGATCCGAAATCCTACTACGAGGGAAATATTTTCAAGTATCTTTATCGGTACCTGGAAAAGAACAAAGAAGAAGATCTGAACAAGGCCATGGAGTACACGAGGCTTTTAAAAGAGTACCTGTACGGAAAGAAAGACTAAATACGGAGGGGATCCAATGGGAATCTATTACAACTCATACGAACTGGACTTGAAGCACCAGCTTCAACATTATGTCGAATGGAAGGTGTTCGTCGAGAATCAGAAAGAGGTCTTGAACAATCTGCGGATGGAAATCTCATTGGAACCCGTTCCTAAAACAACCAAGTTCTGCTTTGATGCTGGGGGCGGAGGATGGGACAAGCCCAGCCAAGAGGAAATGTACGTATCGCAGAAGGACGAGAAGGAACACCGCTACCAAGTCAAGCTGATGCAGGTGAAGCAGCTGGAAAGCCAGATCAGAATCCTGGATAACTGCCTGGAAGCACTGACAGGTACGGAAGCTCAAATCGTAAAGGACAGATTCATCTACGGAAAGAAGTGGGAAGCCGTAGCCATTGGAGCCGGGTGTAACGAGAAAACGTGCAGGGACAAGGCTCACAGGGCAATCAGCAAAATGTCTAGGATGGTCTATGCTGAAGCAGGTCCATCTCAAACCAATCTGAAATTCTTCCCCATGGGGTTGTCGGTTAGCTGACAGCCTCCATTTTTTTACAATGTGGATAACTATTCGGAAATGTGGATAACTTAAAATAAAACGTAATTTCTGTTTTATTACCGTCTTTTTACTGTAAAATGACCGAATTACACCCACTATAGCCGCAATTTCGGTGCTATACTAGTAATCGTGAAGGCAGGGACAGCAGGTTCCATGTTCATCACTCCAACGTACAACTTCATAGGGAAAAGGCACTTTCAGATGGGTCTGGGGTGCCTTTTTTCGTGTCTGAAAAGGGGTTCGAAATGAAAAACATAGCTGACAAAATCATAGAAAAGAAAATCGAGGAAGTTGTCCCTTACGAGACCAACCCCAGGAATAACGACAAGGCAGTCAAATTCGTAGCCAACTCCATCAAGCAGTTCGGGTTCAAGGTTCCCATTATCATCGACAAGAACGGGGTGATCGTGGCCGGGCATACCCGATTGAAAGCGGCAAAGAAACTGGGCATGAAGACGGTACCCTGTATCGTGGCGGATGATCTGACCCCAGAACAGGTAAAAGCTTTCCGTCTGGCAGACAACAAGACTGCGGAGCTGGCGGACTGGAACGATGAACTGCTGGAAAGTGAATTGGCAGATATTGACGACATCGACATGGGGCAGTTCGGATTCGAAGGTCTGGAAAACCTGGGGGAAGAAGAAAAAGATGATACGTATACGACTGCCATTAATATTCCTCAGTACGACATAACAGGTGACAATACAGATATGGGGGGGTGCTACGACAGCACCAAGACGGACGCCCTGGTGGAAAGAATTGAAGCAAGTTCAGTCAGCGATGAGGAAAAAGAATTTCTGATCAAGGCAGCACAAAGGCACACCGTGTTCAATTACCGAAAAATCGCTGAGTATTATGCCCAGGCCAGCCCGGAAATGCAGGAACTCATGGAAGAATCGGCGCTGGTCATTATTGACTATGACAATGCGCTGAGAAACGGTTATGTTCAGCTGTCCGAAAGCCTCGAGGAGATTATGCAAAATGCTGAGGGATAACTTTTGTACGTTCATTTTGACCCATGGACGGGCAGGAAATGTAATCACCTATAAGACTTTGAAGGCAGAAGGGTATACCGGACCGCTTTTCCTAGTGGTCGATAACGAGGACAGCCAAATCGAAGAATATCAAAAAAATTTCGGGAAAGAAAACGTATTGATCTTCGACAAACTGGCCATCAGTAAAACGTTCGATACAGCTGATACCTTTGAGGACCGGAGGACCATCGTATATGCCCGAAATGCCTGTTTTGACCTGGCAAAAGAAAAAGGATACCGGTATTTCCTTGAGCTGGACGACGACTATACAATATTCGCCCAGAAGTATGACAATCACGGGAGGCTGAGCGAAAGGAAGCCCAAAAGCCTGGACGATGTTTTCGAAGCATTTTTGCAGATGCTCGATGCGGACAGCCGGATTTTGACTGTAGCCATGGCCCAGGGTGGTGACTTCATCGGAGGATTGAAAAGCGGGAACTGGAAGAAGCCAGTCATGCGGAAAGCCATGAACACCTTTTTCTGTGATGTGACAAGGCGGTTTGATTTTCTGGGGCGAGTGAACGAGGACGTAAACACCTATACAGTGTTAGGCCAAAGGGGAAAACTGTTATTCAGCTTTCGAAACTTTTCCATCACGCAAAAGACGACCCAGAAGAACAAGGGCGGTATGACTGAACAGTATCTGGATGCAGGAACATACGTAAAGAGCTTTTACAGTGTTATGATGTCCCCGTCTTGTGTTAAGATTGCCGGGCTGAATTCGACTCACGCAAGGATTCATCACCAGGTCAGGTGGGAAAACTGCGTTCCGAAGATACTAAACGAGAAGTGGAAAAAATAAGACGGAAAAGGGGGTGAAGCCATGCCAGCAGGAAGGCCGGAAAAACCAATCGACAAGAAAACATTTGAAAAGTTATGCGGGATGCAGGCCACGGAAGAAGAAATCTGTGGCTTTTTTGATGTGACCGATAAGACGCTGGCGAAATGGTGTCGGAAAACGTATGGATTAAAATTTTCCGAAGTTTTCAGGCTAAAGAGGGGCATCGGGAAAATTTCCCTGCGCCGTACTCAGTGGCAGTTGGCTCAAAGGTCTGCCGCTATGGCCATCTTCCTGGGCAAGAACTACCTGGGGCAGAGTGACGACCCGAACAAGGTGGAAAGCTCCGGTGATGGCCCAGTGATCATAACAGGGGAGGATGAAATTCAGCCATGAATACGATAGTACGCCTTCCCGAGGTGGTGGGAGGCCATTATGGTGCGTTCTGGCGGTTCCGAGGACGGTACAGGATCGTGAAAGGGAGCCGGGCCAGTAAGAAAAGCAAGACGGCGGCAATCTGGTACATTTACAATCTCATGAAGTACCCGGACGCCAATCTGCTGGTGGTACGAAAGGTATACAGGACGTTGCAGAATAGTTGTTTTTCAGATCTGTGTTGGGCCATCAGACGACTGAGAGTCGAAAAGTATTGGAAAGTTACCAAAAGCCCGCTGGAATTGGTCTATATTCCAACAGGGCAGAGAATCCTCTTCGTTGGCCTGGACGACCCGTTAAAGATTACGTCAATCAGCGTCCCGAAGGGTGTTCTGTGCTGGCTGTGGCTGGAAGAAGCCTACGAGGTGACCAGCGAGGAAGCCTTTGACCGGCTGGATGAATCCATTCGTGGTCAGCTTCCTCCGGGGCTTTTTACCCAGATTACGCTGACGTTCAACCCGTGGTCAGACAAATGTTGGATCAAGAAACGGTTTTTTGACGTCAAGGACCCGAACGTCATGGCAATCACGACCAACTACATGATGAATGAGTTTCTATCGGAATCCGACCATGCGTTGTTCGAGCAGATGAAGAAGAATCCAAGACGGTACAGAGTGGCCGGTCTGGGGGACTGGGGCGTGGTAGATGGTCTGGTTTATGACAGCTACGAGGAAAGGGTATTCGACATTGATGAGGTTCGGAAGCGGAAAGGCGTGAGGTCTGCATTCGGGCTTGACTTTGGCTATACCAACGACCCTACAGCCCTGTTTTGTGGACTGGTGGACAAGGGGAGCCGGTGCATCTATGTGTTCGATGAACTGTACGAGCGAGGGCTGACCAATAACAAGATTGCCGAGAAAATCGTGGGAATGGGGTACGCCAAGGAACGAATCATTGCTGATGCCGCAGAACCCAAGAGCATAGCCGAACTGAGAGAAGCCGGGCTGTACAGGATACACCCGAGCCGGAAGGGGAAGGACAGCATCAACAATGGTATCCAGAGGATACAGGACTACCACATCATTGTCCATCCCCGGTGTGTCAACTTTCTGATGGAGATTTCCACGTACTGCTGGGACCGGGACAAGCAGACAGACCAGCTTATCAACAAGCCGGTTGACTACAACAACCATCTGATGGATGCCATGCGTTATGCAGTCATGGATGCTGTCCGGGACGATGGATTTTCTTTTGATTGAGGTGATAGCGTGTTTTTGATGGGAGCAATCAACGCTTTCTGGGACGGGCTTATCAAACAGGGTTCCCAGAGCGGCATGAACGAAGTGGAATTTCTCGAAGAAGAGCTGCGCCGATGGCTGACCAGCAAGAAACGGGCTGATATGCTCGTTGGTATGGCTTACTACGGTGGCCGGCAGGAAATCGAGAGAAAAGAACGGATGATGATCGGGCCGGATGGGGGCAGGGTATCTGTCCACAACCTGCCGAATTTCAAAATCATGGACAATCAATACGGCATCCTGGTGGACCAGAAGAACAACTATCTTTTAGGCAAGCCGGTTGAGCTGAAAACCGAAGGCCAGGATGACCGATACACCGCCGAACTGGACAAGATTTTCGATGATGAATACGCCGAAACACTCCAGGCCACCGGCGAAAATGCTTTGAACTGCGGGATTTCCTGGCAGTTCGTTTACATCGATACGGAAGGGCAGTTGAGAGTTCGGATGCTACGTGGTGACCGGGTTCTGGCCTTTTGGAAAGACGATGAGCATAAACAGCTCGATGCCGCCCTTTACGTATATCCCGTTACCGTTTACCGGGGGAGAACCCCGGATACGGTAATCAAATGCGAATACTATACGACTAGTGGGGTGCGGTATTTCGTATTCGAAAATGACAAGCTACTGCCGGACAATGACAAGACCGATGCGGCCTATATGACCATCGAGGGCCAGCCTATGAACTGGTCCCGGGTTCCGCTGATTGCCTTTAAACGGGACCGGCACGAACAGCCGATGATCTGCAAAGTGAAGTGCTTGCAAGATGCACTCAATCAGTTGACGAGCTGGTTCGCTGACACCACGAGCGAGGACATTCGCAGTACCATCCTGGTGCTGTACAACTACGACGGGGAGAAGCTGAGCGATTTCCGGCGCAATCTTATGGCCTATGGTGCTATCAAGATTAGACGAGATGATGGCCAGAACGGGGGCGTGGAAGCCCTGCACATCGAGGTCAACCCCCAGAATTTCGAACTGATTCAAAAGCTACTCAAGAGGGCGATCATTGAAAATGGCCGGGGGTTCGATGCCAAGGACGAAAGATTCACCTCTGGGGACGCAAACAAGATGAACATCCAGGCGGCCTATAGTGATATCGATCTGGATGCCAACCAGATGGAAGTTCAGTTCAAGGCGTCCTTGCGGAATCTGATGTGGTTCGTGAACACATACTTGCAGACCGTCAAAGGGGTGGCACCGACTTCTGATGTTACCTTCGTTTTCAACCGGGACATGCTGACCAACGAGAGTGAGACAATCAACAACTGTCGTAATTCCGTGGGGATCATCAGCAATGAAACCATTGTAGCCAACCACCCGTGGACCGAGGACACCCAGCAGGAGCTGGAACGGCTGAAGAAGGAAAAGCAGGAGGCAATGGACGACTTAATGGGCGGTGACTATGCCGTACTACCTGGCCAGGATAAACCGCCCCAGGGTGAATGATCATGAGTTACTGGGGAGAACGCTTCGAGCGCATGAAAGCCCTGGAGATGCAGAAGGCCGATGTATGCAAGGCAGATCTGAAAAAGGTCTACGAGGAAGCACTGCAAAAGTGCTTGAAGGATGTGGAATCGTGGTACCAGCGATATGCTGACGAGAACGGAATCAGTTATGCTGATGCCCAGAAGATTCTCAACGCCAGGGAGTTGAAAGCCTTCAAGATGGACCTCCGGGAGTACAAACGGCTGGCCCAGCAGGAAAACCTGTCCGAAGAATATCAAAAGATGTTGGACCAGGCATCCATTCGGGCCAGGCTGACAAAGGCCCAGGAACTGCTGATTAAAACACAGATGTACTGCGAAAAGGTGGCCAAGGCCCAGGAAATCAACATCACTGATACGCTGAAACAGGTCTATGAGGACTCAAATTACCGGGCCGCTTACGAAATCCAGAGAATGAAGGGAAAGTTCGAGACGTATGACCAGGTCCCAGAAAGTCAGATTGAAAAGGCCATTAATACACGCTGGGCAAGCGATGGGAAAGACTTTTCGTCTAGGATATGGGAGAATAAGGGAAAACTGGTAAACACGCTCAAAACTGAAATTTCGAGGTCTCTGCTACTAAAAGAAGGTACGGGGCCTATGGCTGAGAGGATTTCCAAACAGTTCAACGTTTCGTATCATGCGGCAGAACGCCTGGTGGAAACAGAAACGGCCTATGTGCAGGAATCTGCCATGTTAGATACGTATGACCGTCTGGGGGTAGATAAATATGAAATAGTGGCGACCTTGGATAACAGAACGTCCCCAATCTGCCGCCTCATGGATGGAAAGGTTTTTTTCAAGAAGGGAGCGAAGCCGGGGGTGACTATGCCCCCGTTTCACTGTTACTGTCGTTCAACTACTGTGCCCTATATCGATGGGGTGACCGATGAAGAAGAAAAGGGAACCAGGGCGGCAAGGGAAAACGGAACTGGAAAGACAGTTTTCATCCCTGGAAATTTGAAATACCAGGAGTGGTATGACAAGTACGTCAAACCAAATGAAGATAAGGTGAAGAAGGAAGAAACAACCGAAAAATAAGTGATTCAAGCAGGTTCGAAAGAACCTGCTTTTTTCATGCCTTTCCAGCACCGCAGGCGAAAAAGAACGGGACTGCAAACGCCAGGTGTGGCTGGCGAAAATCAAGCGAAGCGAGAAGAAAGGATTACGAAAAATGACCAAAGAAGAACTGAAAGCATTAGGAGTTCCGGATGATGTGGCAGACCGGATTGTCGAGGACTATGGAAAAAATTACGTCAGTAAGGCCCAGTTCAACACGAAACTGGAAGAACTGAAAGCGGCGAAGGCCGAAAAGGAAGCCATGGTCAAGGAAGTGGACGGGCTGAAAAAAGCCAACAAGGACAACGAAGCCCTGGCTGCCCAGATCGATGAAATGAAGAAGGCCGCAAAGGAACGGGAAAAGCAGTACCAGGACAGCATGAACCAGTTCAAGCTGGATTCTGCTGTTGAAATGTCACTGACCACTGCCAAGGCCCGGAATCCGAAGGCCGTCCGTTCTCTGCTCGATGGGGAAAAGTTGAAGCTCAACGAGGACGGAACGGTCAGCGGCCTGGATGAACAAATCAAGGCCATCAAAGAATCTGATGCATACATGTTCGAAGATGGCGCCGTCAAAGCTGGGGGGATTGAACCTGGAAACCCTGGAGGAAAAGACGGTGCCGGAACCGGGGACGAAGCCAACATTGCTAAAGAGTTTGGAGCCGCCCTCGGCCTGTGAGAAAGGAGCAGTAAATGTCTATTAACACGCTTGAAATGACGAAAATCTTCCAGACCAAGCTGGATGAACAGATGCAGGTAGGGGCCACCTCCGGCTGGATGGAAGCCAATGTCGGTAAGGTAGTCTACAACGGCGGCGATACCGTAAAGATGCCCGAAATCAACACTTCTGGCCTGGCCAACTATGACCGTGACAAAGGCTTCGTGCAGGGTGCTGTGACTCTGAAATACAGAGATTATACGATGACCCAGGACCGGGGCCGCACTTTCCACCTTGATTCCATGGACGTGAATGAATCCAACTTCGTTGCCGCTGCTGGCAATGTTATGGGGCGGTTTCAGCGTGAAAGCGTAATCCCCGAAGTGGATGCCTATCGGTATTCCAAAATTTCCACCCTGCTGAAAGGTGCCGGGCAGGTGAAGGAGGCTTTCACTCCGACTGCTTCCACCATCCTGGCCGAACTGGATGCTGAAATCGATGAAGTGGAAGACGTTATCGGCGAAAACCGGGGCCTGGTTATCATTATGTCCCCCAAAATCCGCACCATCCTGGACAATGCAGATGGGATTGAAAAGCGCATCGATGTGGGCAATTTCACTGCCGGAAAGATTGAAACCCGGGTGAAAATCTACAACGAACTGCCCATTCTGCCTGTTCCCAGCGCACGAATGAAGACCGAATACGTCATCAAGGACGGTACTACCAGCGGGCAGGAAGCCGGGGGCTTTGCACCTGCCGAAACTGCAAAACTGATTAACTGGATCATCATCCCTACCAGTGTTCCCATCGCTATTTCCAAGACCGATAAAATCCGAATCTTCGAACCCAATGTAAACCAGGGTGCGGATGCCTGGAAGCTGGACTATCGTAAATTCCATGATCTGTGGATTCCTTACAACCAGCTGGGTTCCGGATTCGTGAACATTGGAGCATAAAGGGGGCGTGAGTATGATCGCACTGCGTAATCTCAACGTGTTCCGGCTTGTCGAAAGCGAGGAACAGGCGGAAATGCTGGAAATGCAGGGTTATAAACGGGTTGACGGCTATGGCCAGAAGGCTGAGAAAGCCGCAGAAGAAGCCCCTGCCCCGAAGAAAGCCGCCGCCAAGAAGGAATAGGAGGTTAGGCCATGACCGATGATATTAAGGCTTTGATCAGTCTGGCCACCGGCTACACTATCACCGATGATGATGCGGCCCTGGTGGAAATCCTCTACAAGGCAGAGGTCCGGCACGTGCTGAACTTTTGCAACTTGGTTGAGATGCCCCAGGAGTTGGCGGAAGAGGTGGACAAGGTGGTGGCCGGTAAATTCCTGGAAGCCAGGAAAGCAGCTGTATTGGGGGATGCATCGGTATCTGTGGCCACTTCCATTAAAGAGGGGGATACCGAGGTTCAGCTGGGAGGAAACACCCCGGATGAACGGTTGGATTCCCTCATAGCTGTATGGACCGAGGAGCGTGATCTTACATGTTTCAGACGCCTTCGGTGGTGAGGACGGCCCTGGAAAATCTATACCAGGACACTGCCGTGATCATCACACAAGAAACAGAAGCCGATAAGGATACGGGAATCGTGACCACGAAAGAGGTCAAGACAGATCCCGTTCCCTGTCGGCTTTCTTATTCCAGCTTCCCGGCTACGGAAAACGATGGGGTTCCCAAGATGGAGCAAACCACGAAACTCTTTCTGTCTCCCGATGTGGCAGTGACACCGGGAGCTGACATCGATGTCAAACATTTGGGGAAGACACTGCGGTATAAGGCGGCTTCCGTACCTGCCTCGTATGGGAGCCACCAGGAGGTGATCCTAACCGTTCGTGAGGTGTACTGATGGCCAAAGTGAGAGTTTCGCTGAAAGGTTGCCAGAAAATCTATGAGAACGCCCTCAAGCTGGGGAATGGAGAAGTACAGCAGGCCATGGAAAAATCCGTGGCCACCCTTTCCGGGGTGTATCTGAGGACGGCAAAAAAGAACACGCCGGTAGGCAAGAAAATTGTGCGGAAGGACCCGAAAACAGGAAAGGTGTACCGTTCTAACTCTGAACATATGCGCAGGTCGTGGGACGTGGGAGAGGTGGAAAAGAAAGCCCAGGGTTACAGCCAGCAGGTTTTCAATTCCGCCTCTTATGCGTCCTATGTGAATGACGGCCATAGGCAGAGGCCGGGGCGATATGTACCGCTTTTGGGGAAAAGGCTGGTTGCGTCCTGGGTGGACGGGTTGAACATCACTGAGAAAGCCCAGAAAGCGGTCCGTGAGGCTTCCCCCAAGGTCATAAGGCGCAATCTGAACGCCGTAGAAAAGGGGTTGTACAAATGAGCGTGACAACTGAATTAATCAATGGACTGGCCCGGAAGCTGTACAGCATCCGGGCTTATCCCGTTTATGTGGACGAAATCAAGAACAAGGTGCAATTCCCGTGCTGGCGCATCAAGCTGGTGGACGATACCAGTGTGAAGCTGGTAGTCGGAGACAGGTATCAGCAGGAAGTGGCCTTCGATGTGTGGATGATCCTCAACGAGATGGGAGAAATCGCAGATGTTCGGGGGCAGGTTGTAGACCTTGCGGAAGCCCTCATGTATGACCTGGAAGTCATTGCCCTGGAAGACGGGACAAAGGTCCGGGGGAGCGATATGTACTATCGCATCACTGACGGAGTACTTCACATTTTTGTGACTTATGCCCCGTTCACCCGGAGAATCAAACCGGCTGATGAGGTCATGGAACATCTTGATGTGTCCGGCAAGGCGAAAGGATGAACGAAATGGACGAAGAAAAGACGGAAACGGCTGCGGCTGTGACTGACGAAAAGAAAATGGATGCCCAGACGATCCTGGCATCCAAGAAGTATGCGCCGCACGTGAATCTGCTGTGGGCAATCCTGGACGATGGTGTGATGTACACCGAAGCCCAGGTGGATCAGATGATCCAGGAAGCCCAGGCGCATGTGGTGACTAAAGACATCAACGAATAAGGAGGTATGACGAATGGCACTTGGTGGTGGTACGTGGCTGTTCCAGAACAAAGTTCTGCCCGGCACGTACATTAATTTTGTGTCCAAGGTCCGGGCCGAAGCGGAAATCGCCGACCGGGGCTATGGGACTATGGCACTCGAACTGGACTGGGGACCCAGTGACCAGATTTTCCGGGTAGAAGCTGACGAATTTCAAACGGAATGCCAAAAGATTTTTGGTTATGACTACGGCAACGACAAGCTAGCTGGCCTGCGTGACCTGTTTCTCAATCTGAAAACCGGGTATTTCTACCGGCTGAACGGGGGCGGTGCAAAAGCGACCTGCACTCTGGGCACTGCTAAATATGCAGGGACCCGAGGCAATGACATTTCTGTCGGGGTGCAGGATGATCCCGATACGGACGGAAACAAGGTTGTTTATACCTATCTGACCACTGACGGGGTTCTGAAAACCGTGGACAAGCAGAGCGTAAAGACTTCTGCGGACCTGGTGGACAACGACTATGTAGCATTCAAGAAAACTGGCGAGCTGACCGTTGCGGCGGCCGTGAAGATGGCCGGGGGAACCAATGGTGAAACCGTAACCACGGCAGACTATCAGAAGTATCTTGACCTTATCGAACCGTACTACTTCAACGTCATGGGCTATGCCGGGAGTGACACCAAGGTGCAGGCCCTTCTGCTGGCGTTTGTGAAGCGGCTCCGGGACGATGAAGGTAGCAAGTTCCAAGTCGTTCTTTTTGGGGCTGACAAACCGAACTACGAAGGTGTGATTAACATCAACAAGGCCAACGAGGTGACCGATTCCGGGAAGGAAAAGGGTTCCCTGGCATACTGGGTGACCGGGGCGGAAGCGTCTTGCGCCATCAATGCTGATCTGACCAACACCATCTACAATGGCGAATTCACGGTCAAAACCCAGCTGAAGCAGTACGAACTGAAACAGGCTATCAACGATGGTCTGCTGACCTTCCACGTTGTGACTGATCCTGTTGATGGGGACGTGACCGGGGACGTCCGGGTCCTGGAAGACATCAACTCTTTCACCGAATTCACGAAGATGAAGAACAGTTACTTTGCGCTGAACCAGGTCATCCGGGTACTGGACAACACGGCAATCGACCTGGCACACGCTTTCAACAAGGTGTATCTGGGGAAAGCCCAGAACAATGACGATGGCCGGGACGCCCTGTGGGCGGACGGGTGTTATATCATGGAACAATACCAAAAAGTCGGGGCCATTACCGGGTTTGTGGAAAGCGACCTGGCGAAACCCGTGCAGGGGGACGATAAGTCTTCCGTTGTGTGGACGTTCCAGGAACAGCCGGTGGTCAGCATGAAGAAGCTGTACGCCACCGTGGTAGTGGCATAAGAGGGGGTGAAATAGATGCCGGATGCGATTAAAACCATGCTGGCCAAGGACGTAATCAACGCCAAGCTGGCCACGGCTTATATCACCGTGAATGGAAAAAGATACCTGCTTTTCCAGGCAAAGAAGCTGGAAGCGACTATCGAAAAAGAAAAGAAAGAAGTGTCCATCCTGGGCCGGGTGCAGAAAGGCAACAAGGCTTACTCTGCCAAAGGGTCCGGTACTCTGGAAATCTACAAGAACACCAACCTGTTCGATGAGATGATTCAGAACTTTGTGGACAATGGTGTTGACACCTATTTTGACATGCAGGTCATCAACGAGGACCCGACTTCCGATGCCGGGAGAAGAAGTATCGTGCTTCAGAACTGCAACATCGACTCTGGAACGATTGCCAATTTTGACGTGGACGGCGATTGGCTGTCCGATTCTATCAAGTTCACGTTCGAAGGCTTCCGGATCGCCCAGAAGTTCAACGAACTGGACGGCATGAACGCTTGATTGAAGGGCAGGGGAAACCCTGCCTTTTCCTTTATAGATCTTCCAAAGGAGGAAACAAATGGCTAACGAAAAAAATATGCGTGCATTCTACCGGGATGCCGTAGAAGAGAATAAATCCGTGTTTTTCCCCGCTTCCAAGCGTATCAAGGACGAAGAAGGAAATCCCGTTATGTGGGAGCTGCGTGTTCTGGGGTACGACGAAATCAAGGCAATCACCAAACGCAATACCAAGAACGTCCCCAACAAGGTGACCGGGGCCGCTGAAAAGAGAACTAATGCGGAAGAGGCCGCAATGGAAATGACGCTGGCGTCTGTTGTGTTCCCGGATCTGAATGATGCAGATCTGCAAGATTCCTGGGGAGTGGTTGGGTCCGAAGCCCTGCTGAAAGCTATGCTCACCCCTGGTGAAATCGTTGACCTGGAAAACGCGGTCCAGTCTGCGGCTGGTTACAGCACCGAAATGGATGATAAGATTTCTGCGGTAAAAAACTCTTAAAGGGCAATGACGTGGACGCCAATGTGCTGTACTTGATGTTCATCAAACTGCACATTCTGCCCCATGTCTTTTACGAATTGCCCGTGTGGGAACAGGCAGTGATCTATGCGTTCGTTGACGTTTATCTGCAAAACAAGAAAGCTGAAATGCAAAAGCTGAAAAACAAGTAGGGAGAAAGGAGGGACAAAATGGCCAAAATAACAGACACTATCGAACTCATTGACGGGGTTTCCCCTACGTTCGCAAAAATTGCAAGTGCGGCAGAAAACTATGCCAACAGGATGCAGAGCGTTGGGAAAGCAACCCAATCTGCATCTGATTCTGCCGAATATGCGGTGGGGAGATTTTCCGCTTTGAAAAATGTGTTCGCCGGAAGTTTCTTGGCCAACATGGCCACGGGTGCCCTGGATATGGTCAAAAACCAGATCATGGGAGTTGTGGAACTGGCAGATCATGTGGCCGGGACGAATGCGAGATTACAGATGATCTCCGGGAGCCAGGAAAACGTGGTTGCGCTGAACAACATGATTTTCGAATCTGCCCAGAAAGCCCGTGGGGAGTACATGACTATGGCCGACACTGTAGCCAGCCTGTCTGTCAATGCCAGGGACGCCTTCCCGGATCCCCGTGAAACCATAGGCTTCGTGGAAGGTCTGCAAAAGCTGTTCGTAATCGGAGGGGCTTCTGCTGAAAACCAGAAGTTCGCCCTGCTACAGTTACAGCAAGCCTTGGCATCTGGGCGGCTCCAAGGTGACGAATTCAGATCTATTACCGAAAACGCCCCTATCCTGCAAGATATGATTGCCAAGACCATGGGCATCACAAGGGGCGAACTGAAAGACCTTTCCACTCAGGGCGCAATTACTGCCGACATCATCAAGAAAGCTGTTCTGGAAAATGCGGACGAAATCGAAGAGAGGTTCGGAAGGATGCCGAAGACCTGGGCGGACCACATGACCGAAATCAAGAACACGGCTATGAGGGCGTTCGGGCCTGTGATTTCGTATCTATCAAGGATTGCCAACAGCCCTGCAATCAAGACGGCTGTGGGTGGCATCAAACAGGCCATTACAAGCGTGGCCCCTGTGATCTATTACGTTGTGGATTTGATCAATAGGGGCATTAATATGGCCGTAGGTGCCTTTTCTGCGGCTTCCAGATTCATCCAACAGCACTCTTTTACAGTCCGTTCCGGGCTGATTCTGGCGGCTACGGCCCTGGGGGTTTTTGCGGCCCAGGCACTGTGGGCGGCTTCCGGGTCCATTGCGGCTGCTGTTGCCGCAGGGATGCACGCCGCCGCAAGCGTGGCTGATACCGTGGCCATCTTCATGATGACAGCGGCCACTGAGGGACTGACAGCCGCTTTCATGGGGTTAAACGCCACTATGTTCGCCAGCCCCCTGTTCATCATTCCGGCTGTGATCGTGCTGATTGTCGGGGCACTGTATCTGGGTGTTGCGGCCTTCAACCATTTCGCAGGGACATCTATTTCTGCGACCGGGATTGTGGTGGGTGTCTTTTCCTGGGCGTTCGCCATTATCCGAAACATCCTGGTGTTTTTCCTCAACATGGCCATTGCCGTGGCCAACTTTTTCGCCAGCGTCTGGAACAATCCCCTGGATGCCATTTACAACCTGTTTGCGGACATCTGGAACGGTATCGCTGGCCTGGTTGCCGCCGCCATCAACAACATCATCGACATGATCAATAAAATCCCCGGCATCAGCAAAGTGAAGGCTGGGGGATTTGCTCATGTTGACTGGACCGTGCAAACAAGGGAAATCGCAGGCCGGATTGCCAACCCGATTGAGTATAGCGATCTGACCAGTGCGGCCCATTGGGGGTATGAGCAGGGAGCAAGCATCGGAAATATCTCCATGCCGGAAGTTGGCGCCCCTGCTTTTGACCCGTCCAAGCTGGAAAACCAGGCCGGGAACATTGCCGGGAACACCGGGAAGGGGGCAGATGCGGCAAAGCGTACTGCTGATGCCCTGGACAGTGCCCAGGAGGATTTAAGATACCTGCGGGAGATTGCCGAACGAGAAGCAATTAATAAGTACACCACGGCCTCCGTGACCATCGAGATGGGCGGAATGACCAACAACATCAGCAACGAAATGGATATTGATGGGGTAGTTGACGTACTGAGCCAAGGACTGCTACAGAGCATGGCCGCAGGAGCAAGGAAGGTGCACGCATGAGCTACTACTTTTATCTGGGCATGGTGCAGTTGCCCGTGCCCCCGGCCAGGATGGAACTGAAAATCAAAGGGAAGAACCGGGTCATCAATCTGATCAACGAGGGCGAGGCCAGTTTGATAAAAAGCCCCGGCCTGTCTGAGATTGAGTTCGAAGCCCGGCTTCCCAACAACCGCTACCCGTGGGCTGAGTACGACACCAGTATTTTGGGTGGTCTGGCCAACTCCATGATCGTCGGAGCCACCGGGATAGACAACTTTTTCGGGTACAAGAAAGCTGAGTACTACCTCAACCAATTCGAGACGCTGAAAACGTCCAAGGAACCTTTTCAGTTCATCGTCTGCCGGATGCTGGGGTTTAACGTCCTGTTTAGCACAAACATGACAGTTACCCTGGAAGACTACAGCATCGTGGAAGATGCTGACAGCGAAGGAACGGACGTTGTGGTGCCTTTAAAGCTGAAAGAATACCGCTATTTCGGAACCAAAACAGCCAAGATGGAGAAGGACAAGGACGGGAACGAAAAACTGGTGGTGCAGGACAACCGGCCCACCGTGGGAAAAAGCATCCCGTCCCTGGCCAAGATTACTAAGAACGTGACCTGCTACGAGGCTGTGAAAATGCTGACCGGTGGGAAAGTCAACTGGCGGTCTGTGCTGACCAGTAACCTGGTGACTAATCCGCTACAATCTATGGCAGGGAAGGTGCTGAAGCTATGACGGACGCAGCACAACAGCCCAACACGAACAGTGTGGTCAACTACTCCGGGGGAAACACCGAGGGGCTGACCATGGTTGTGCACGTGAAAAAGACGGATGAATACTTTGTTCCGGCTGTCCTGGATGATGTTCGTCTGGAACTTCATCGAAAGGGTGCCCCTGGAAAAATGACTTTCAAGGTCGTTCGGGATGAAGTCTTGAAGATGGGATACGGGGACACCATAGATGTGACGTGGAAAGGGAAACAGTTTTTCCATGGGTTCATTTTCGAGAAGAAGAAAACCAAAGACGATTTATGGAGTGTAACCGCCTATGATCAAATGCGGTATTTACTGAACAAGGACACGTTTCAGTATGTAGGTCGTACTGCTACCCAGGTAATTCGGGAACTGGCAGAGGATTTCGAACTGAAAGTTGGCGAACTGGATGATACCGGCTATGTGATCCCGAAACACAGGGATCCAGATACAACCATCCTGGATATGTGCCAGACGGCGTTAGATATGACTCTGATGCAGACAGGAAAAATGTATGTAATCTATGACGACTGCGGAAAGCTGACCTTACACGAGATTTCGAAGCTCAAAACTGATCTCTACTTCGATGGGGAAACAGCCGGGGACTATGACTATACCGGTACCATCGACAAAGAAACAGCCAACTTGATCAAGCTAGACCTGGACAGTGGGAAGGATGGCCACCAGGTCATATATGCCCCTGCCAGCAATGCCGACTATCAGCAATCGCCAACCCGGAAGCAGTGGGGTGTCCTGCAATACTACGAAAGTCTGAATCCGTCCGGGATGACCATTGCGCCACAGGCCCTGGCCAACAAACTGCTGGAAATGAAAAACCACGTCCGGCGTACCTTCAAGCTGAAAGACCAGGCTGGCGATTTGAGCATCCGGGGCGGCTCCATGGCCTGGCTGAACGTGAACATCGGCGAGGACGACATGGAAGAGAAGAAAGAGGGGCAGGCGTATCAAGTGATCGTGGACAATGTGACGCACAAGTTCACGAACAACTGCCATCTCATGGATATGGACCTGGTAGGGAGCTTCCTCAATGGGGGTTCCTCTGATTCTTCGTCCGGAGCAAGCCAGACGAACAAGGTTCATGAGGGACTCACCCAGGGCGCAGATTCCTGGGTGGGGGCAACTATGGAAAACGGAACGAAAGGGTGTGCCGAAGCCGTTGGCAAGGTTGGGAGCTACTACAGTCCGTTCCTGGCAAAGGAGGCCCAGGACGGTGTGGTAAACTGTGACGATATGGTCCGGGATGCAGGGAATAACGTAATTCCGTTCAACGCCAACCAGCTTGAAGAAGGGGACGTAATCGTCTACGACAACAACGACCATGTGGTCATCTATGATGGCAATGGAGGTTACGTGGGCAACTCTTCCAGCCGTGACATGGTGGTGAATGGGAGTAACTATTGGGAAATGGATGGCATGACGCCAACCAAAATCATTAAGACGTCCCATTTTTAAGAGGTGATTCGATGAACGCTAAACTTTATCAAGTCATGCAGGAGATGATCGCTCAGAACGTGGGAGACATGAAACCCTGCGACTATATCCTGGGGACCGTTGAAAGCGTTTCCCCCTTATCCGTGAGAATCAGCAGTAAAGATGTGATTACTTCTGACTTCCTCATCCTCACCGACATGGTGAGGGACTACCAGGTGGATATTTCCGTCAACCACAAGACCGAAAATGCGGCAGGGGGCAGTGGGGATGCCCAGTACGCTTCACACAACCATGCCTACGTAGGGCGAAAGACTATCACCGTACATAACGGACTGAGCGTGGGGGAAGTCGTGATACTGCTCCGGCAGGCCGGGGCACAACAATATCTGGTGCTGTGCCGGTATGGGATGCACGCCAACATTAGTGGGCAATGGGGGTGAGTGAATGAGCCTTTTACCGGTGGACCCGGCCCGGCCTGTTGGGGCTGTGGCCATCAAGACAACTGAGGTATACCCGAACAAAACGTATCGGATGATGATTGATGATGATCGCATCAACGGAACTATCACAGGGAACCTGGAAGCCATTGAACAAGCAGTTTACAAGGTGCTGAATACCGAGCGGTATCAGTACATCATATACAGCTGGAACTACGGGGTGGAGCTGGCCGACCTTTTCGGCAAGCCCATCCCTTTTGTATTGCCGGAAATCCCAAGAAGAATCAAGGAAGCACTGACCCAGGACGACCGCATCACCGATGTGACCAACTTCGACCTTAGCTATGACAAAGGCGGAAGCGTCCTGGCGAAGTTCACCGTGATTACCATCTACGGGAATCTGCGAGCCCAGAAAGAGGTGAGAATCGCCAATGTATGAGGGACAAACTGAGGACGTAATTGAGAAGCGGATGCTTTCGGTCATGTCCAAAGAGATTGATAAGCGAGAAGGATCCATCGCATTTGATGCCACGAAACCTGCGGCAATCGAATTTATGCTCATGTATGCGGCCCTGGATTATTTCATGACCAATACGTTCGGGGATACTGCCGACCGAGAACATTTGATTGAGCGGGCAAAAGAACGGGGCCTGGAACCTTACGAAGCAACTTATGCCTATGTGACTATCGAGGCCACACCGGCTACGGTAGTGCTTCCAGTAGGGAGTCGCTATTCCGTGGACGAACTGAACTATGTCGTCACCAAGAGATTGACTGCCGGGGGCAATCAGTATATGGCCCGGTGCGAAAAATCTGGGACTGAGGGCAACAAGGTTAGCGGCAGGGCAATTCCTATTGACTATGTGGCCGGATTACAGGCCGCCAACATCGTGAATGTAATCGTGCCTGGGGAAGACGAGGAAGAGACGGAAGCGTTTCGGAAAAGGTATCTGGAAAGTTTCCAGACCCAGGCTTACGGCGGGAACATCGCTGACTACCAAGAGAAGGTGAACGCCATCAAAGGGGTTGGTGGTGTGAAGGTCTATCCTGTGTGGGATGGGGGCGGAACTGTGAAAGTCGTATTCATGACCAGCGAGTACAAGCCCCCGGAAGCCGAATTCGTGAGCGAGGTACAGGAAGCCCTGGACCCGGTCCCGTATCACCAGCAGGGTGTGGGCATTGCCCCCATAGGGCATCGTGTGACCGTGGAAGCCGCCGCCAAGAGTGCTGTCAACATCGGACTGAACATCAAATTCCTGGGGACGGATACCTTTTCCACCTGTCTGGCTGATATTACAGCCACCATCCAGGCGTATTTCGATGAGCTGAACAAGGGGTGGCAGGATACCGAAGTGGTGACCACAAGCCGGTACGAGAACCGGGGCATCGTTATCCGAATCAGTCAGATTGAAAGCCGACTTCTGGCCCGTCCGTATGTGGCCGACATCAGTCACACTACACTGAACGGAACCGAGGAAAACGTGGAACTGGCAAACAATGCCCTGGCCACTATCGGAAAAATCACTGATGTTTCTGGGGGTGCATGATGAAAAAAATTAGCCGCAATGTACGACTGGAAAAATACACCCCATGGGTGCTGAAAAATGCGAAGGAAATCATGGCAATCTGCCAGGCTGAGAACCAGGAGTTCAACACCCTGTATGGCCAGATCTGGAGATGGTTTGCAAACACCTTCATTTTCAGCACCGATTTGGTCGGGGTGGAGAGATGGGAAAAGATGCTGGGGATTTATCCACCGGAAGGGGCTTCCATCTTTGACCGCCGAGCCGCCATCTTTCTGATGGTCAACGGCACCGTCCCCTACACTGAGAAATCCTTCGAGGTGCTGACGGATGGGATGTATCACAAGGGAGCCGTTACCCTGGGCGTTCATCCGAACAGCTATACCGTCGTGCTGAACCTGGCCGATGATATGACCGAAAGAATCAACGAGATTCGGAGATATGCCCGGCTAATCATCCCTGCTAATATGACCATCCAGGCGGCCCGTACTGTGCCCGTTTACAGCCCCATCTACACCGGGGCTGTCGTCCGAAAGAGCTGCAAGTCGGAAGTCGGGAGGCTGGCCGGGGATAAGGTCGAGAGAAAGTCGGTCAGCTTCAACGTGGTTAAGGGAATCCACGAAGTTGATAAGGAAGGCAACATTGAAATCACGTTGAACGGGTTGAAACCGTCTTCCGTTATGGTCAGGAAAGGGCAAGAGGTAAGTCCGTCCCCGACTTCTCAAATCGGTGACTTTGACGACCTGTTTTATGTAGATGCAGACGGCAACATCCGGCAAAAAGTCGGTTCCCCCGCCACATTCACCCGTGCTTCCACGGCTGTCCTGGAGGGGGCGGACATATCAAGTTAATGAGCCACGGTTTGTGGACAACGGTTTGCTGTTTGAACCGACCACCACCAATCTGGCGGCGTCAGTGATTGATGTGACGAACGGGTCGCTGAAGGGGTGGATGAATCATGCTGGAGATGCTGTGTTTGAGGTGTCAACGGAGTACACGTATGCCCACAGCCACAGTGTCCACTTAAAAAATGGCACTTTTCAAAAATGACTACACCGCACCGACTGGCCATCACCTGGGACGAAGGAGCTGTGGGTTACTACTTTGACGGGAGTCTGGTAGGAACAGCCACCGAAACGAGCGGAGAAAAGGTCTTATCCTCCATCTGGATGGGCGACTGCGTATACGACCCTTTCAACGGCTGCATCAAAAATTTCCGCTTCTCCAGCACCGTCCACACCGCCGAAAAGATAGCCGCCGACAGCAAGCTGGACGAACTGCCGGTGGAAGAAGATACCGTTCTGTACATGCCCCTCAAGCAGGATTTGAGCATGTACGGAAAAGCTGTGAAATAAGAAAGGAGTGAATCAATGAGCGAGTTTTCCAACGTGAAAATCGGGGAAGCCGGGATGCACCTCATCGAGTTATCTGCATCCATGAGCAAGCCCCTGGTTTTTACAAAATGCGAAATCGGGGATGGGATTTCTGACGGGAGTACCCGTACGGAACTCATCTCCAAGAAAATGACCGCCCCCATCACAAGGGTGGCTGAAGTAATCAACGCTGATGTGTCAGAGGCTAGGAACGTGCTTTATTTTGCGTACTCCAACGATGGCATCGCAGAAGGGGCCGGGTTCAGTGCCACGGAAATTGGGATTTATGCCCGTGTGGCCAGCGATTCCTACACCGACTCCGGGTGGGGCGGATACAAGGGCGAAGAAACGTTATACGGATACGCTTATGCTGTAGATGCCGCCCATGGGGAGTGGATTCCCGATAAGACGTACAAGATGGATGTGCAGGAGTTCGCCATTTATACGTCCGTGGGCAACGCATCATCTGTCGGGGTGGAAATCAAGAGTGACGTATACGCCCGGGAAGAAGATTTCGAGTATCATCTTACGGACCCGGAAGCCCACAGCGATTTCACGGGGTGTTCTGATGCTTCTTCCGGGGTGCGGGGATTCGTCCCTGCCCCTGCGGCAGGGGACGGGAAAAAGTTCCTTTCGGCTACGGGCGGATGGGAAAGGGCCGGACACAGCCCGTTGGAGCTGTACGACTTGATTTATCCTGTCGGGATTGTCGTGGAATTTGAAAACAGCACGGACCCGAACACTGTTTTCCCTGGCACTACCTGGATTGTAACTCAGAAAGGCCAGGTTGCCGTGGGGGCCGGGGACTATTGGGAAAATGGGACGAAATACACGTACACCCTGGGAGATACCGGGGGCGAAGTGAAGCACCTAATCACTGTCGATGAACTTGCGGCCCACGCTCATGGCGCAAGCTGTTCCACCGATGGTAATCACAAGCACAGCTATAGCAGAACAACACCACCTAACCCAGATAATGCCGCAACTGGTAGTAGTGCAGGACACTGGGAAATCGGGACTACTTCTGAAGCTGGTTCACATGCTCATACAATCACTATCGCATCAACAGGCGGCAATAAACCCCATGAAAACAGACAGCCATACAAGGTTGTTGCGAAATGGCTTCGGACTGCCTAGGCGGTTCTGGGCCACTTTGCAACGACTTTAAATGGTTGACGGTTTTCATGAGGCACGTTTCCGCCCGTAGAAGAGATGGTGATGGTGTGGGAATGGCTACCTTCAGTAGACGACCGGGCGATGGCGTTGTCATAGTCAGAATGTATACCTTCCATGCCAGCGTGGTTGTTATTGGAATCGTACCAGCCATAAGGCGTGTTAGGGGCTTCCGACGTCTTTTCCCAGGGAACGCCATGATAGTGGTTTCCTGCCGTGCTACAACTTGCACTGTGTCCATGATCCGCCAACTCATCGACAGTGAAGGAGGAAAAATGAAAGTCTTTCAGATTTTAAACGAACAAGTGATAATCATCCAGGGTTCAAAGGTCTACATCGACTCCCTGGATAACTTCAAGACCGACTCCGGGGTAGATGACCTTCCCGGAATGGTCGTGTATGACGAAAGTCAAAAATGCTGTGTCGTGGACAGCCTTTTTTATAAATATCCAAACGACACCTACGAAGGGTATCTGTCCAAACTCCAGGACTACCTGGACGCTAAAGCGAAAAGGGAGTATGTCCCCCCTGCCGAGCCGACCGTGGAAGAGAAGAAAACGTCCATCACAGCCGACTATAACAGTGGCGTGGAAGAACTGACCAAGTCTTTCAATATCGCTGTTCTGAGGGGCGATACAGAAGCCCAGGAAAGCATCAAACAGGATTTCAGCGACTTGCAAGAAGCCTACAAGGCAGAAATGGAGGCGGTAGAATGAAATTCAAGCTCCCGAAAAGATGCCCGTTCTGTGCCCGGAAACTGGATGCTAACGGGAAATGCGTGAACAAGGATTGTATTGCCTACGTGCCCCCGCAAGAAGCCGAGGACACCACGGAAGCCGATACCAATTATGCCAATGGGAAGGGGGGCTCTGAATGACCACACGGGCTTATGTCCCCAATGCTGATGGGGAAGGGTCTATCGGGACTACGGACAAGAAGTGGGGAGCTATGTATGTGGCCAGCCCAGATTCCACGGCTAGTGATGACCGAGTGGCATCTACAGCGTGGGTGCAGTCGATTGTTGCCGATGCCATGGCGAAGCAGAAGACGGCCTATGAGCAAGCCATCAGCACTGCTGTTACAGCGGCGAAAACTCAGGCCAAACTGGACGCCCACCCCGTTGGGTCTTACTACTGGAGCAACGACAGCACCAGCCCGGCCACGCTTTTCGGGGGCACGTGGGAGGCCCTGCCCCCTGGTTATACGCTGATTGCCCAAGGTTCCGGAAGCGATTCTTTCGGGAGTTTTACGTATACTGCCGGGGGAAAATATGGTGAACGGAAGCACCAACTCACCACCGATGAGTTACCAAAGATTTCCGGGAGTGTTTCGTATTTGCTGAGATGGAATAGCGGTAAAGCTCAGAGTGGAGTTTTGAAGGCCGCTGAAGGCACATCGAGGTTTCCTTCTACGGCTACTGAAAACATCTCAAATAGCACTATTTCCATCGAATTTGGTAAAGACACACCCCATGAGAATCTGCCTCCTTGCATAGCAGCTTATGGGTGGAAGCGTACCGCATGAGTGCCACCGATGAGTTGCCATCCATCTCTTCAGATGCTTTGATGTTGAGATACTCACCGCATGGTGTCTGTTTCGTTGACGGAAAAGAGATGGCTCAGACCTTCCACATAGGTTGCAAAGTACCCTAGTGTTTTTTTGCTTTCCATTGATGGTCTTTTTAACGACCCATGGGCGGCGGCGGTTTCCGCTGAGCTTGTAGCAAGTTCCAAAGCCATTGGGGAGTTTCATCAAATCACACCTTTCAGAGTAATACAAGGAGGATACCAAACGTGAACGATATTGTCATTGAAGGGCTGAGCACTGCCGTGAGTTTGGCCGTGGGTGGCCTGGCCGGTTATGTCCTGGCCTATGTCACCGGACTGAAAGCGGTCAAAAAGGGGATGCAGTTAATTCTTCGTGCATCCCTCAACGATATATACGTCAGATTTCAACACACGCCCCCGACAGCTGAGGAAAAGCAGGTGTTCGAAGAAATGTACGATGTGTATGAGCATTTGGCGGACAACGGCGTCATGACTGCAAAGCACGAAGAGGTGCTGAAGATGCCGGAAGAGGTACGAAAATGAAGAAAGTACAGGGGTTCCTG